CGATTCACTACAATCTGAGTCGCGTTTCCTTCAGACTGCATTCCGATTGATGCCTGACCGATCGTTACGCCAGAAGTGTTATCAAGACCGGCACCAGTACGACCAACCAACAGATTCCCGCTCGCGTTGAACCTTCCGCGCTCTGCACCACTGGTGTAGAAATACAGATTTCCACTCACCATTCCAAGTCCGGCATTGTACGCAACATTGTCGCTAAACTGCAAAAACGAATCGTAACCCGATCCGTTAGATCGCAATGTTGCGATAACATTGGAACCAGCAGTTGTCCCAGAAAGCGACGAGTTTTGAACGTGAAGTTTTGCAGTAGGACTCGCCCCCACGCCCAGCCCCGTGGAGTTGAGGGTGGCTTGAAGCGTGTTGTTTGTGTAAAGCTCAAGCGATCCAGCTTGCTCGTTTACAATTCCGATGTTCGTTCCATTGTGCTGGACGTATCCAAATCTGGTGCTTTGAGCAGCGTTGTAGAAAGAAATGTAAGGGGCAGCATTGCAAACACGAACAGCTTCAGCGGCTCCAGCAACAGTAAGTTTGGCACCGGGACTAGTGGTTCCAACACCAACCCGATCATTCGCAGAATCCACCTTCAGGGTGCTGGTATCCACCGTCAGATCGCCGGTGATGGTGGCGGAGCCAGGACAAACGATGTTATTGCCGCTCGGGCCAACAGCCGTGTACAGCTCGCTGAAGTTGCTGTTCGTGTACTGGAAAGCCGTACGCAGCGGCGTTCCCGTCCCGTCATTGGGGGACGTTCCGACATTGATGGTTTGCTGTGCCATATCGAATTAAATGATTTGGTTTCGGGTTACAGAAATTCGGTCATATCCGCCGTGATGATCGTGGAATCAGCCGTAATCACCGTGTTATCCGCCGTGATATCAGCCGTTCCGCCAAGAATCGACGCCTCCCAGAGTAGGCCAATCTCCAGCAGGATGCGTTCGCGCGGACTTTTGCATGAAGCTCCTTGAGCCTCAGCAATCAGATCAGCCGCTTGGGTGCAGGAGATGACTGGCATATCAATGATCAGCTAGGATAAACCACGCGACTCCGTTGGACATGATCGTCACGCTGTTCCACTGCGGAGTCAGCGTATGCGTCGCGGCACCATCAATCGTCTCCGCCGCGTAACCGTCAACAATGACCGCGTTCGCGCCGGAATTGATGCGCTTGAAGGCATAGATCCGACCCGGAACCAGCGCCGCAGGAGGCAGTGTCATCGTAATCGCACCAGCCGTCGCATCGGCGATGATGAGATAATCACCGCTCACCACATTGCCGCTGGTCGTGACGCTCCGGTACGCACCGCGCGTCGCGCCGCCTCCGGCTAGATACGTCGCAATGCGATTCTCAAGAGCCAGCTTGGCCAGCTCAACCTCGCGGGGCGAGCGACACCCCAGCGACGCCGCCTCATTGATCAGCGTCTCAGCCTCGTCGCATGTGATGTTTGGCATATCGGTTTCCTATCGATTGATCAGCGCATCGGACCGGCACCGCGTCGCATCACCTCGGCGATGAAACCCGGAGGACCGGAAACCTCCGCCTCGTTCTCAGATTCCATCTCGCCGTCATCCTCACCGCCCTGCTCGGCCATCTTCTTGCCCTTCGATTGCTTCTCGTAACCGGGGATGGCCATGCCATCAATCTCGATGACTTCAGCTTTGCCACCTTTGCCGAGAACGATAGTCGCCATCGTCTGGAAAGCCTCGCCTTCCTTCAGGTTCTCGGGAATTTCAACGCCTTTGGGGAGAGTAAAAACCGGCATGAAGGGAGCATCACGCTGTGAGGATTAGTGTCAAGGCTAATGCGAAAAACCCCCCACCAGCCTTTCGGGCCGATGAGGGGCTGCCGCGTGTAGCGGCTTTTAGACAAACAACCTATGAGTCAATCCGGCGGCGACGATAGCGGAAAAGAAAAAACCCGCAAGCCTTTCGACCTGCGGGCCTGTGAATTATTAGCTCGAATTACGAGCAGATGATCTGGGTCAAAGCTCCCGTACACCGACGGAAGATGATGGTCATACCCTGCGAAGTGAAGATTGGCTCGGGAGCATGAATGAACTCAGCGTAATGCTGACCCTTCTTGTCGAGAGGATCGGCGCAATCGGTGTTGAGCTTGTAGGCACCAGTCACCCACTGCCACTCGCCCATGTAGTTGGTCGGCATCCAGGCCAAGTCGCCAACCCGATTCACGGGGCGGACGATGTGGCTCTTGAACACATACGGGGTGACGACGAACGCCGCCTCGTACGGAGCAGTAGTCCAGCTCGGGTTGACGCTGTAGACCGTACCCTTGGTGCCGCTGGAGCTGGTGAACGGCTGAACCAGCGTGTACTTGCCGCCAGCGTAGGTGAAGCGGGGCGGGAACAGATTCGGCACATGCCGGAAGTTCTTAATCACCCGATTCGCACCGATGCGCTTGAGCAACTCAGCACCGCTGCCGCTGCCCATGTCGGCATAGCGCAGATCGTCGCGGAACGCGGGGTTGTTCTGGGCGATACGCTGAGAAGCCTCCAGACCGATGTAGAGCGGGAACACCGGACCGTCGCTGCTGTAGCTGATGAAACCGGAGCTATCAGGATTGGTAGCACCGTTACGGATCAGCGTGGCGGCGGCGACATCCAGCATCTCCTGCGTCAGCTCGGAGGTGGACTGATTGAGCGCCTGACCAGTGGAAACGCCATCGATCCAGGGGAACTCATTCACACCAGCCGGAATCGTCTCGGTCTGGGTAAAGCTCGAATCGGCAATCGCCTTGATGGCGTACTTGGCGAAAATGTTCTGGTAGCGGGTTTCCCACGACCGCTGCGCGCGGATCGAGAGCTTCTCCAGATACACCCGCAAGAACGCCTCGACGCGATGGTCGAAGGTCAGATCGTCCTTACACAGGAGCGGACCCTTGAGCGCGAAACGCTCAGGACTCCAGGTGACGGCATTGTAGCCGACCGGAACGTCGTTGTAGGTGACATCGCAAGCGCCACCGTTGTCGCCAGGGTTGCCGGTAGCCAACGTGATGGCCGACCAAGTTTCAGCCGAAGTCGGCTCGATGCTGGTCGTGGTGAACGAGGTCTGGGTCAAACCAGTACCCTGGGGATACTCGCCGCGCTCAATGAGGTTCAACCACATCGAGCGGTACGAGGCGCGTTTGTAAACGTCCTGAGCGAGCGACTCGGTAGCCACCGCAAAGGCGTTAAAGACATTAGGACAAGCCATGATATGAAAAATTAACCGACGTTAGACCGACGTTATGGCGGCTGGCCATCCATCCACCACACGGTGGCTGATTATCCAACCTGCTTCCGATGCGGAGTGTCATTGCCGCTTAGACGGTTGCGCTCGCTGACCAAGCGGGTGCATTGCTTAAGGTCGTTACGCGGGATGGAGCGATAGAAACGCTTATCGCGTCAATTAAAATGTGGCATCCATAGGGTTGGCCACTAGCTCCGATTGGATGGCGACGTACGAGCGGTAACCCTTGATCGTCTCGATTCGATGCGGGGCGATGATTATCTCCCGCGCTATCATGCCGCGATAGGTGTACGGACCTGGGAAAGTACCCGTCATCAGCACATAGAAATCAATAGCGTTGGTTTTCGCGCTGTCCTTCCGCGCATCCACCATCAGCTTTCCATTGTCGTACTTGGTCGTTTTCACATCGATTCGATAGCCCGGCGGCGGAGGGATTGTCGCGTCGTAAAACGGATGCGGTGGCGGTCGATCCGTATCTAGGTCGGGGTAGACATTGAACAGGCGGCAGAAAGCAATCTCGCCAGCTATCCCCTCCAAATCCACGGTCAGTGGCGATTCTGCGCTGATTTTGAGATTCGCCACATTGAAATGGCGATTGTTTCCGTTGCGATGCTTGGCGACGAAGTGGGCCAGCTTCTGCTCGCAGTAGGTGAGAGTAATAGTTTGACCAATTTCAATTTTATTTAGCATGGTCAAAAAGGCGGAAAATTTTTGAGGGGGGTATCGTAAACGAAGCCTACCCGCAAAGGGGCTGCCAGGTCGCTGCCAGTCTGCCTTCTATTCCCTAGGAAAAACAATCCTTTTTGCCAGTCGTTACATAAGTTTTCCTTATGTTAACCATAAGGCACCCAATGCTGCACAATCACAGTTATGTTTACTTCGTTTCCGGTTCTCCCGTCACTTGAATCTCAGCGATTCGATCGGGCATTGAACCCAGTAGGTTGATTGAGACTGAAGCCGTTTCCCCTTGTTCACTCCACCCGAAAACCAAAGCGGAACGCTTCGCAACGCTTCCAAGGATAGTCTCGCGGACCGATTCATCTTTGATTCCGTCCAATGCGTAGCTGTCTATGCGTTCAAGCGTCGATGCGGCATCGGCGGCTAACTTTGAGCGGACCAAAGCGGACAGCGCTTCAAGACTCTTTTCTGTCTTTACAGAAATTTCTGAAGAGAGAATTGCTTCCGTCTCTTTTCTCAATTTTGTCACCCCTTCCCGTGACGCCTTGCTTTTCAGAGTGTCAACGTTTAGCCCCAGTTGCTCTCCAATCGCTTTCCATCCTCTTCCCGAGACGTACAGCGCCTTTGCCCTTTCCCATTCTTTGGCGGTCATTCTTGGAGGTTGGCGACGGGCGGCATGGATTGCAACCGTGACGCATCCCCCAGTTTTCCCAACCGGTGGGCTTCAACCAGGTTCCAAAATAAATTTTACTTTTCTTTGTTGACGCCACGCCTCGCCCCGGCCTATCGTCACCCCGTCATGCAAATCACCCCCAAAGAAACCCAACAAATCCTCGTCGCAATCGGCCTTTCGATTGCCACGAAGACATGCCCCACCGTTGAAGTCTGCAACGTCGAAGCCGCTTGCCGCTTCATTCAATCCCGTTTCGATGACGTGGATTGGGATTGGGAAGCCCACGACGACGCAACTATTTTCGGCGACGACCGACGCATCCCCATTTGCGACGACGACGAGGGCAATGAAGCCCATTTCACGATCCGCCTGATTCAAACCGCCTAAACCCCCATGAAAAACCGCATCAAATCCCTCCTCATTCAAACCGCCATCTACACCGCCGCCGCCGCCGCTTTCTATCTGCTCTTTTTCCGCTCCCAATTCTAAACCCCAACGCATCAAATCCCATGAATTACCCCGAAACTATCCCCGCCGCCTATTCCGCCGACTCCAATCTGGAGCGCGCCTATCGTCTAGGTTGGAACCACGGCCACGGCATCGCTTGTCACAATGTCCCGTCGATCGGCGACGCCATCGACCGTTCCATCGATTGGGTCGGCCTTGGCAAAACCGTCACGGCGGAAAATATCGCCGAATATCACGAATGCCTTTGTTACGCTGCGGAAATCAATTCCCGTGAATATTCCCCCTTCGAATTCATCGCCCATGAATTCAACGAAAGCGATGACGCCAACGAATTATGGGAGGCTTTCGAATCCGGCGTTGCCGATTCGATTCGATTCGATTTGAAAGGCTATTCCTACGCCGAATTGGTTTGATTCCCGATAGACAGGCTATGGGAAACCGTAGCCTGCAATCGGCAATTACGCCGAATCAAAAGCAAACCCCATGAAAACCAAATCCGAAGAAATCCAAATCCTTACCGCCGCCGCCGACAGTCTCGGTTCCGACAGCTACTGCGGCGCGTGGTTGCGTGAGCAAATCCCCTTCATCGAATCCGACATTCAATCAGACATTGAACCGGGAGTCCTAGCCTCCGCATCAATCCAAGATTGCACGCGCCGTTGCGAGGAAATGCGCGCCGATGCCATGCGTGAGCGTGACAAGATTATCTTGGATGCTCGCAACGAGGCGGAACGGATAATGGACGCCGCATTGAAACTGGCCGATTCGATTCGGTCCGGTCTACGGCGTGACATTGAATCCGCATTGCATCAAATCACCAAGCTCTGATTCCCCGCGCGAGGCTATCGGCAACGGTAGCCTCCGGCGGGTAATCAAACCCGAATCAAAAGCATAAAATCCCATGAAGCAAACCGTCACGTCCTATCAATTCGTCGAAGCTTTCCGCGCCGCTGGCCGGGAGAGTCAATTTACCCGCCCCGCTCTTTTCGCCCTGTTCGATTATCTGGAGTCCTACGAAGAGGACTGCGGCATTGAACTCGAACTCGACCCGATCGGCATTTGTTGCGAGTGGGCGGAGCATGACAGCGCCATCCTTGCCGCCAAGGAATACGGCCAGAACTTCGAGACTGAATCCGAGGCTTTGGAGTGGCTGCGCGAGCAAACGCAAGTCGTTGAGTTCGAAGGCGGCGTGGTCATTCAACTGTTCTAACCTCTTCCCCGCGCACCCATGAATTATTACGTCATGCAAACCGCGCTTGGCAACGGCGCGAAGCCTCAGCTTGTCCACTGGTCGAAAACGATGGACGACGCTATTGCCTACGCGCGCCAGCAACTTGACCTTTGGCGTGAGGTTGGCGTTCCGAATCCTCCGCGCTATCAGGTCCACTATTCCGGCCAGCATAGCATGTCCGCTCTTTGGGACAGCCTGGATTGAATGGCCTATCCTCCGCGCGCTATCGGCTCGACTGGTAGCGCGAAAGGGTAGGCCAATCTATCCGCAATCAATCCATCCAAAGCATGAAAACCATTCACCAAGTCATCCACGAGATTCAATTCTTCGATCCTGCAATCCGCGCATTTGACGCGCACGATCTTCCCCAGGCCGTCCGCGCGTACCTGCACAACAGGTATTCCATGGACGCGCGCCTGGACGAAGAGGAGCAGGAACTGGTCGAAACCTCATTCGAACCTTTCGCGGACAACTTGCGCGAAGCATTTCAGGACGACCCAAGGCCGGACGCGACGCGCTTCTATCTGTTCGACGACCTCAGCCTTTACGTCCGCACCAATGCCGGACCGGAACTCTGGGCCGACGCGCAAGTGTTCGTTGTGGAGCGAATTCTCCCGAGCATGCGCCTGACGCGCCTGGAAGCGGACTTGATGCGCGAAATCGGCATGGACGATCAGGTCAGCGAGGTCCGCGACGACTTTTTCTCCGCCTTCGCGCATGTTCTCCACCGTGACTGCGGAATCCCACACTGCGACGCGCGGAATCACTGGAACGCCTTTTCCCGACAACTGTCGGACTCCGCATGCGAGTCAATCGTCCTTGGCGGCGGCGAGTCTGGCCGTGCGGAAGGTCTTCGTTTCGCGTCGGAATACAGTGTCGCCAACGCCTGAAAACCCATGAAATCCCAATTCGCTCCTGGTCCGTGGCGTGCAATTCCCACAACAGCCATTTCACGCAACCCGCATAATCTGCGCATGGATATTGTTTCGACATCAGGCGAATGGAATCCCGCATTTATTGCCGGTGACATTTTGCCCGATGACGCTCGCCTGATTGCCTCCGCGCCTGAGCTACTGGCCGCGCTTGAGCGACTGGTTCATCCTATGGCCGACGACGAAGACTTAGACTACGCGCGCGAAATCATTGCGAAGGCTAAAGGTAATTGATTAAAACGGGGGTGCGCGCATCCGTTCCACGCGCAATTCAAGCGAATCCAATCATGCATCCACTCCTCCTCTCCGCCCTGATTCAGATTGAGTCAGGCGGCAATGACCTTGCGAAAGGCCGTCACGGCGAACTTGGCGCATTGCAAATCAAACCGATCCTCGTGCGCGATGTAAACCGCATCATGGGAACATCCTACGCGCACCAACAAGTCACCAATCGCGCGGTTTCCACGTTCATTGCCACCGCCTATCTGAGCCACTACGGCAAGAATCTGTCGGATGAATCGCTCGCTCGCATCTGGCAAGGTGGGCCAACTGGCCTGCGCAAATCCTCCACGCGCGCGTATGCTCGACGCGTCATGCGCGAGCTGGAGAATCGAACTATCAAGGAATCCTTTACAGTTGCCAGTCAATCCGACCATTTCACCGCCCGTTGAAACCCCGCTAACCAATGAAACTAACCATCCAATCGAAACAAAACGCCCAGACGATCATCGACCTGTTCAATGCCATCGTCACCGGCGAGGTGCAGGAACATGGGGCAACGCCCATGAGCATCTATGACGAGGAGAAGCACATTTGCTCCATCGTCGCCGCGAACGGCGAACAGATACTCGAACTCATCATTGAGCGCGAGGCTGGTGACAGGATTTGTCCCGCGTTTGAGGGAAACCCCGACGAGGAGAAGCTGTCGTGAAACCATCCGGTCTTTCCCGCGCGCAACTGGACGCGCGGAATACGAGTCTTAAGGAACTCATCACGCGCCTTGAGAGTTTGTCTACTCTAACGGAGTCGCCGATCCTGCTCGAAGCATCCATTCGCCTTGATCAGGTGTCGGATGCTCTCATCAACCTTGAACATGCGCTGTTTTATGCCCGCATGTACAAGTCTACCGATAGTACAGGCGAGGGCGAGAAGCGACGCCAGCAACTCATCGACGACTCGGAAGCCATCATCAACCTAATCCGCAACGGAGGACTCTACCCATGAGCAGGAACGACCCAGCCGACTACCTCAGCGGAACCGAACTCCGCGTGTGCCAGCTAATCGCCGAGCGTCAGATGCGCGGCATCGCCAAATACGGCACGACCGTGAGCGACAATCCATTACCCCTCCGCGCGTGGCTAAGGCATGCGCTGGAGGAGTGTCTCGACCAAGCCATCTATCTCCAACGCGCGATTGAGGAACTGGACAATGCGGAGCCGCCTCACCGACAGAAGACCATTGAGGAACTGATGAAGCCGTACCTGTCGCCTCAGCTTGTCGATTTCAAACCCACCACCTATCAGGTTGAAACATGAGCCGCAATCTATTCGCCCCGCCCAAGTTCAAAGTCCAAATCAACGGCTCACTCGGATGGGCTGATCTGAAGGAGAAGGTCGTCATGTACAAAACTCTCGAATACCCCACGCGCAAGGAGGCTGAGGCGACGGCGCGAGAACTCAACCCCGGCGAGTACACGCAAGGCCGGATTCGGGTAGTTCCGGTTGAGATGCCGGAGGATTACGATGTGTATCCAACGCCCGAGCGTTCAAAGCCATGAATCCATGCGTCATCATTCTCCCATCATCCCTTACGTCAGCCTTTGCTCAGGATACGAGGGCATCGGACTTGGACTCGAACGCTGTATCCCAAATCTTCGAGCAGTCGCTTACTGCGAGAGGGAAGCATTCGCCATCGCGAACCTGGTTGCGAAAATGGAAAACGGACTCCTGGGTGCAGCCCCTATTTTCGCGGACGTTCGAACTTTCCCCTGGAGCAGCTTCACTCGACTCATGGCTGGCGGGATTCTCTCATTCGGTTGGCCATGTCAGCCTGTCAGTGTCGCAGGACAGCGAAAAGCGGTCGATGACGAGCGGTGGCTGTTCGACATCATTGCCGACGGAATCGCAATCATGCAGCCCGGAATGCTCTTCGCCGAAAACGTCGAAGGATTGCTTACCGCGCGAATGCCAGACGGTTCTAGCGTTTTCGGACACTGCATCGAGAGACTGGAAAGGCTTCATTACCGCGTTGCGGCAGGCATATTCAGCGCGGAAGAATGCGACGCACCCCATCGCAGGAAGCGAATCTTCATCCTGGCCCACCGCATCGGCGCGGGATGGGAAGGATTCACCGGGAGCGTGGATGTATGCGGTGACGGATCGGAATCGGGAGGATCAGTTGGCCAGAAAGGTTTACGCGGTCGAGTTTGGCCGAGCCGTCCTGGCGAACAGCAGTATGGATGGGAGCCGCCGAGAGTCATCGACATATCGCTTGAACGCTCGATGGGTCGAGACATTGATGGGTCTTCCGGTCGGCTGGACTATGCCGAGTTGTGCGTCGCCGGTGACAATCGAACGGATGAACTCCGATTGCTCGGTAACGGTGTTGTACCCGCTACCGCCGAGCTAGCGTATCGAACGCTCATGCGAGAACTTGTCGAAATTCCCAGCTAACTTTTCAAACCGCACCCGCGCATCCAATAGGTAGGCCATTCAACCCCCTATCCGAGAGCATGAAAACCGGTCAGATTCGAAATTCGATTCTAGCGCCTGAGACACACCAAACTGCATCCACAGGCCTTTCACGCATCAAAATCGCTCTACGGACCGTTTCTGAGCGATTAAACAGCATGTCGATGGAGCGATTGAGCGGCGTTCGAGGGGTTTCAATTCCGCAGCCGATGGCGTCCGCCCCGTCAGGAGGCGGTACAAGCCAAGCGGCGTCAGCGGAATTGTACTCCCTATTTATGGGGAGTTATTTAACTCCCAATAGGGGAGATAGCGGTAGTCATGCTAGCTTTTGAGGAATAGAAAGTGGTACCGATAAAAGTTCTCCTTTGGGGTGTTGACAAAATCAAGGTGAAGTGTGCATTCTAAGTTCGCATGAGCTATCTGGAAAACGGGGCAACCCACCGCAGCATGTTCCGATTGATGCCACCGCTGCATCACGACGCAGACCCGAATCGCAGCCAAGTTCTGGCCCACATTGCCGAGAACATGCAGTGCGACATGGGTCGGGCGATACGGGCGTTCAACAGCATGCGCCACCCGAAATCGAAGGTCTTGGTCTTCGACAAGGTTCACCGCATGTGGAAGGGCTGCGACTGGCTTCCGGCGCATGATGACTCTAAGGACGCTATGATCCTGGTCGAGCATCGGGCATTGGAGCGTCGGGTTGCGGCGATCGATTCAGAACTCCGCAAGGCCCTGAAGGAAATCAAGCGGCTGAACAAGCAGATGGCCGACCTGTATTCCGATGCGAAGGAGATGGGTGACGGCACCACCAACTGGTTTGAGGAGATGAAGAAAACTCTTGAGATGACCGACGAAAACCCCAGCAAAACCCAGCGCCAACAGCCAGCGAACACCATCGAATCGATGATTGCTCAAGCGTGGCGTTGAAAATGTTTTCGAAAAACTGTTGACTCCACTCAAAGCAACTGCAACACTGCGTTCGCAACAATGATCAATTTCCTGCAATCAGGCGTAGAGCGCGTTGAGGTAACGCGACAGGGTGTTTTTGGATTTCGCCCGTGACTATCACCTGATTGCAGCAGTTTTCGCATGAAAGTTTACACCGCAAAAGCCACGGCAGCGATGCTTCAGATTTGCACCGAGACGCTCCGACGGATCGTTCGCCAGGATGGAATCCAGCATCGAAGGGTTGGCCGACGGATCTTGTTCACCGAAGCCGACATTGCGGCGATCTTGGAAAGCCGACTGATGAAGGGTGAAGTGAACCCATATGCGAGGAAACCGAAGCTTCAGGAGGAGGAAGTGAAACCATGACCACGCAAACTGAGCAGGTTCATGAGACGAAGCGATGCGGCAAATGTCATGCCGACAAAATCTTTGCCGAGTTCTCGAAGACCAAAAGAAATCCTGACGGCCACCAGAGGTACTGCAAGGCATGCTGCAAACAGTACAAGCAGGACAACCGTGAGAAGCTGTCAGCCTATCAGAAAAAATGGTGTGCTGAGAACAAGGAATGGCTCAGTGAGTACGGCAAAGATTATTACTCCGCCAATCTGTCCAAAAGGACCGAGTACCACCGAGCGACTTATTTTAAGATCAAGAACGACCCGGAAAGATACGAAAAACATCTTGAGCGAATGCGGATGCTCAACAAGGCCTCGAAGCTCAAATACCCAGAAAAGCAAAAAGCGAGAAAAGCGGTCGTGTTGGCAATGAAGTCTGGAAAGCTTGTCAGACCTGAATCCTGTTCAGCCTGCATGAAGACCTGTGTTCCAGAAGCACACCACGAAAGCTACGATCAAGATAAGCGGCTCGATGTCAGGTGGCTTTGCAAGCAATGCCATGAAGCGCATCATCGAAAGTATCAGACGAATCCCAGATAATTTTGTCCGCTGATTTGCGGACGTGTCAGAGAACAAAAACAAGAGAAACAAAGTATGAGCAACACATTGACGGTAGTCGCGCCTAACCAGTCTCAATCGCTGGAACAGCCGCAATCAGGAGCAGAGTTCTATTCCCAAGCATGCACGTCGCTGGACGCCGTGAAGCAGCTCGGAGAATGGATGGCCCACTCTGGACTATTTGGCCTGACCAAACCGGAGCAAGGATTCGTTCTGGCTCTTGAGTGCATCGCAAGTCGCCAAACGCCGCTGACGTGGAAGAAGTCGAATCACGTCATCAATGGTCAGATCGCCATGAAGTCCGAGGCGATGCTGTCCGGTTTGATGGATGCGGGTTGGGAAATTGATTGGGTGCAGTTTGACGCTCAAGCGGCAATCGCTGATTTCTGCAAAGGCCAGAAGAAGGTCCGCATCTCATTTACGGCGGAAGACGCAAAGCTGGCCGGATTGCTTCCTGCAAAACCCGGCAGCGGATGGCAGAAGTTCCCGGCGGCGATGATGCGCGCACGTCTGGTTAGTCTTGCCACCAGGATGCTCGACCCTCGTATTACCCAAGGTCGATACTGCGTGGAAGAGGTGGCCGACTTCAACACCCCGTCAACACCCACCGCATCCACTCCGACGCGCCAAACGGTCAATGTGACGCCGGAATCGACCTTCTCGCTGGTGGACAAGCTGGAGCAAATTCTCGAACCGCACAGCGACATCTCCAATGCGTTCCTGATCAGCAAGAACCTAATCAAGGAAGGTCAAAACTTCCGCGATGTCTCGACCAAGGTGGCCAACATGATCATCAGCGACGCCGATGGTTTCCTCGCCAAGGCCAAAGCGTTCTCCAGCCCGACCATCGAATGAGCATTCAAAACCGACACGTTAACTGGGACATGCCAGCCGAGAAGTATCACGCCGTTGATGCTCTCTCCAAAAGCATGATGTCCAAGATCCTCAAGTCACCGGCGCACTACAAAGCCGCGCTGGACGAGCATCAGGAGCCGAGCAAAGCGATGCAGATGGGTACGGCGATTCATGCCGCTGTCTTGGAACCGCATTTGTACTCGCAGGTTGTCGCCGTGATTCCGCCGGACATCGACGGTCGTACCAAGGAAGGCAAAGCGTGGAAGGAGCAGCATAAGAGCCGCATCCATCTGACTCACGCCGAGGACATCGATGTGCAGGGCGTGGCCAACTCTGTTCGTCGCCATCCGTTCTGGGACATCATTCATCTCAACCACAAAATTGAGGCGAGTGTCTTCGCTGAGGACGTTGAAACCGGCATCGCTCTCAAAGCGCGTCCCGATCTGTGGGTCGAGGATCATACCCTGGTCGATGTGAAGACGACGGACGACGCATCACCGGAGGCTTTCAGCCGTACGATTACCTCGTTCGGCTACCACATTCAGGCGGCACATTATCTCGCCATGACAGGAGCCGAGAACTTCGTATTCGTCGCCGTCGAGCGTAAAGCTCCGTACGCCGTTGGAATCTACCGCCTCGACGCCGAATGGCTTCAGGCCGGTGAGAACATGCGTCGCAAGGCAATCTCGACGCTGCATGAGTGCCGCGCACTGGACAGTTGGCCAGCCTATCCGACGACGACCGTTACCCTTTCATGCCCAAAATGGGTGCTGAATAAATCCGAGAACTAAACCAAAATCGAAACCTACACATTATGTTCAAAGTTAACCGCAAGGACGCTGGAGGCAGCTACATCAACGCCGAAGGCGAGTACACCGTCACCGTGACAAAGGTCGAGGAAACGCTCGATGCTAAGGGCCGCGAGGTCTGCAAGGTGACGTTTGCAACCGATGATGGAGCGAGCATCGCAGACCGTTTCATCAACCAGGAGAATGTCTGGTTCCGTGTGAACCAGCTTGTCGCCGCGACGAACCACAACGTGCCTGACGGAACGGAAGTGGACTTCCTGGGCGTCAAAGGCAGCTACGCAAACTTCCTCCGTGGAATGATCGGTCTTGAGCTGGTCATTGTTGTCCGTGCTGAAGAGTACGAATCCAATGGCGAGAAGAAGAAGGCCTATCGCATCAAAACCATGAAGGCCATTGCTGCGACTCCCGACACCGAGGAAAAGCCGTTCTAATCCATCATCACGGAGGGGAGCGCATTCCGCGATAACGCTCGTCAATCAACCATAACGCATCCAATTCGCATCCATGAGAGTCAAACTTGTAGCTATCACCAAACCCCTTGTCGGCGACGGTAACCTGACCGCCAGCGACTTCATCACCTACGCGGCGCGTGTCAGCAACCCGTCGAACCAGATGAGTCTGCTCACCGCTCCCAAGTTACTGGCCTACTGCATCAAGCACGGCCATTGGAGCATCTTCGAGCAGGCATCGATGACCGTCGAGATTCAGACGAGCCGCGCGATATCGGCGCAAATCATCAGGCATCGCAGTTTCTGCTTTCAGGAATTCAGCCAGCGTTATGCGCCAAGTGATGCTGCTGAACCTGTCGAGCTTCGGACGCAAGATCGTTCCAACCGCCAGGGAAGTGGCGATGCATACTCTCAGGATTGGGCGTACGACATTGTCGCTAGGTCGGTCGATATGGCGTTCAAGACCTATCGCACCCTGCTCCAAGAAGGCGTTAGCCGTGAGACTGCTCGTATGGTTCTTCCGCTCTGTACGCAGACGACGCTGTACATGACCGGAAATATCAGGAGCTGGATTCATTACCTTGAGCAGCGGTGCGCTAAGGGTACTCAGAAGGAGCATCGTCAGATTGCCGAGGCTATCCGCGACAAGATTTTCGCTGTCGAATTCCCGCACATTCACAACGCATTGCAGGAGTCGAAATGAGCGACAGCAAGTCAGAGACTGTACGTCTCACATTCAAAGGACTGTTGTCCATCTACCTTCCCGAGAAGACGATGATGGAGGTCTACAACGCAACCGAGCTGTGCTGCCGAAGGAACAACTGGGGCATCGCAATCGACGAGAGCAACCGATTGGATTTTGTTCCGATGGTGAAAGTGGAGGAGGAATTGAAATGACCAACCAACCAATCAACGACGGAGGACCGGCGTTTCCGATGGGATATCACCCCGGAGGAAACAGGGCTGATCAATTCGGAATGACAATTAGAGACTACTTCGCGGTGGCTGAGAAACTCGAAGACTTAGACGAGACG